GTCTCCCAAGGCCATTCTCAAAAATTTTTTGAGGGGGGATATACAATGTTTCCCTTGTCGTCAAAAAAAAATCTTTTCTCCGTCTTCGGATGCTCCGCCGCGTGGCAGTCCCGGCACACCAGTCGGAAGTTCTTCGGGTCAAGACATACATGCAGGTCCCGTATGTTCTCAGGTGTCAGTGGAACAACATGATGCACGATCACGCCTGGCTTGTAAATCCCTCTGGCAAGACAGTCCTCACACAGCCCTCCCACCTGTTTAATGTATGCAGTTCTTGCCATCTCCCACTGTTTCGACCGGTAGAACGACTTGGCAAAATCTCTTGCCACTTACTCCGCCTTCTTCTTCGCCGGAGCTTTTGCTTTCGGTTCCTTCTTCTCCTTCACAGATTTCGGATCCGCTCCGCACACGCTCCCGTCCTGGAGTTTCAAAACGATAAGCCCCGGAAGCACAGCTTTGACTTCCGCATCTTTACCGTTAAATGTTATGATATCCTTCTCTTTCATGTTTCGGCTCCTTTCAATGTCCGCCATAGCCCCACCCATCGCCTCCACGTTATTCACACTTCGGCACAGTATCATTGTTTCACGAATTAACTGCCAACTACTGCCAACATTGCAAGAGCGTGTTTGTGGACGCGGAAGATCTCACGCTCGGAGTAATGCAGGCGTCTCCGGATCCATCCCCAGCTGTGCCACTCCAGATAGCGCATCGTGATGACCTCCATCTCCTTCGAAGACAGCCGTCCGATGTCCTGGCAGATGCGCACATACCGCTCACGGTCCTCGATCGTCTCGTCGACCCACTGCCTCGTCGCTTCGTCCATGCGCACCACATGCTCCGCCATCCTGTCATGCTGTTCGCCTCCGCTTGCCATGATCTTGTCGAACTGCGGAGACTTCACATCGACTGCCTCGCGGATCCGTTCCAGCACGCGGTCGCGGTTGCGCTGCCGGTGCGCGAACTCACGCGCAAACAGCAGGTCCTCTTTCGTCGTCATGTATCCTCCTCCTCAAACTCGTCCGCGCCTTCGTACAGAACGCAGGCGTCCGTCTTCGGCTCTGTGTATTTGCGGTCGCCGTACAGGATCTCGTACTCTTTCGGTCCGCGCCACTTCGGATTGTTGCAGTGCTTGTTGTCGTAGAACCTGCACTCACTGCATTTATGCCCGAGCGCCCTCATCACCTTGTTCATGTACGCTTCCATCTATAGCCTCCCAGCGATTGACACCCACACGCTCGGCTCGTTTCCGTACTCCTTGCTGGCGCTGATACTGCTGATGACCGAGTCGTCCGCGAACGCCTTCCCGTTCAGCGCGTCCAGCACAGCCTTGACCAGGTTGTCGAGGTCCGGCTTCTTCGTGTGCGAAGCTCCCACGAGCGCCGCCTGCTTCTTCTTGCTGTAGCTCTTCGGGATCGGCATCACGAAGACCATATGCACGATCACGTCCTCCGCATCGATGAGCCCGTACGTCCAGCTGTCGCGGATGAGCTTCTCATATTTGCGCGTCTTCTCAGGTGTCACAGCGTGCCCGCCGTAGAACCTCGGTCTGCCCTTCGGCACCGGCTCCGCATAGACCGTCATGTCCATCGCCGTCACCCCTTATTCCCTATGTTGAGAATCAGCCACACAACAAACACGGCCATCAAGAGGATGACCATCGCCGACATGAAGATGCACAGCCCCTTACCGATCAGATCCAATGTCTCCATTATTCGCTTCTCCTTTTGTGCTTTTCTTTGTATTCTTCAATAGTTGATAATAGCGTTTCATACGCCAAACATCCGACCAAGATCACCATGGACAAAAGAGCGGCAATTAGTAAAAAACCGCAAGCACCAAGAAAAATGTACTTTAAAATACTCATTCGCTTCACCTCTCTCCACCTTTGCAAAACCAGTTTTCTTCTACCCAACCGCCGACTGTAGCAGGACAGTAAACCATTCCCGGTTGTTCTTGTTCATGAAATCTGCAATCCTTGCAACGAACCAATTCTTCGACTCGCACATCCATCCTCGTTTCGACCTGATATATTTCAAAAATATCTTGTGAATATGGTTCTCCAACGGAGACAATTCGCTCTCCTTTCTGGCACTCTTGAAAAATCTTTTCAGCAATTCTTTGCCCGAGTTGGTCAGCAATGTGACGACTTAAACCCTTTCCGCATTTCATAAGAATTTCCTTATCAATGGCACATGATGTTGTAAAAATCTCTGGTTTACTCATTCGCTTTCCCTCTCGCCATCTGTAACCAATCTAACCAACACACCCTACAACTTGGATTACAATCAGTGTCGCCGTAATTAGGACAAGTCACGCTGTCGTGCATATCACTTAACCACCTCGCAAGCTCCTCGTCCGTCATACTTCTGATTCGGTCTGCGTTAGTTGACCGACTCTCCGAAAATGACTCATCGTTCAACATAAGTGGGCAGAATCTGTTTCGCTTAGTGCTTGTGATAGTCCTATGAGTAAAAACACACCCGTAATCTCTCCGTATGCTTTTCCCTTTAACGAACAGCGTTTCATATCTCCGCATCGCAAACGGACAATCGTAACAGTTCTTCGGCATCTCCATGCCCTTAATCAGCACGCTCATTCCTGCACCCCCATCTCTGCACCGCAAGACGGGCAGAAGTGGAACTCCCTAATGAAATCCATATCAAATTCTTTATAAATCCACGGGACGAAATTACCGCATTTGGTACATACATAACCATCATTACCTTGTTCGGATTCTCCGTAGACCCACCGCCCCTTCTTTCGCTCTATCTGTGCGGATGGCAGATTATGAAGAAATAACTCAAGCTCACAGTCTGTAAGCGTGTCGGTTACTTGGATGTGCAGTGGGCATTCCTTGCAGCTTGTTCGTCTGCAAACGTGCTGATAATGCTCAATAGCATATTGTCTGCTTACCGCATCCTCGCACGATTCCGGCTGTACGGATGGCAAATGCTTTAACTTATGCACTCCTTTTCTTAATCCGTCATCGTACCCGCACTCGTATTCATTGTCGCAATCAGAAGTGCAACACTCCAGTATTGAATCAATCGCAGCCTGTCTGCTGATGGTATCGGCACAAGTTTTGCCACTTTTTACCCCAAACTTGTCACTTTTCTCTTGATCTGATGGGGTGATTTGCTTAGGTTTCGGCTGTGCGGATGGCAAGCCCTTTAAAGCATCTATATCGTGCTGAATAATGGTGTTATAAAAGCAACCAATATCGCCCTTTGCGGATTTATCTTTTTTTGCTTCTAGTGCATCTACCGCATCCTGCCGTCTGATTAAATCATTCATCGTCCTTTTCCTCCCACCATTCAATAGCATCTTGAACGATTTTCAATAGTTCGGATGGTTTATGTGATTTTAAAAATTCATACAACTCGTAGAACACATCATCATAGTCCGAATCACCGTATCTGCTCATCGTCTTTCCTTTCCAACATCTCCGCACCGCAGTTCGGGCAGTAGTTGCTTTCTGGATACGCTTCGCCACATTCGCTACAACGTGATACGATACACGGACAGCCATCTTCATCGTAATAGGCTACATCAGAAACCCACCGCCCACGCTTCCGCTCAACGGCATCGACTGTCGGAGCATTGTCTATTTGTTCTGCGTATACAACACTTTCTGTTTGCTCTCCTGTTGCGGTCAGTCGAATTATTGTGTGTACTTCTTTCGGTATCAAACTATCCGCATCAATAAGCCTCATGATCTTTTCTCCCCCTTAAAACAATATCCGTCCCACGGTGTCACAAACAGCGAAAACTTGAAGCCGTAGCATAGTCCATTTTCCGCTTTATCACGATCAACAACCGTATTCCAATGTTCACAATCCCGACATCTCGTCACTTCCACGAAATCCGGTCTTTCTTCTTTCTCATAGCCCCAATGATCCATCATCTGTCATTCCTCAGACCAAGCACCCAATCGGCTGAAACATCATAATGTCTACACAACTCTACAATCGCCCAAGCCGGTATTTTGAACGCATCTCTTTCCCATCTACTAATGGAACACTGTTCAACGTTCAAAGCCTTCGCGAGATCAGCCTGTGTCTCCCGGTGCTCCTTTCGCAACTCTTTTAGTCTCTCGTTCGCTATCCACATATGTAGTCTCCTTATTTCAGCGGGCTCCAGTTTAACTCATTCATATCAATGTCCAGCACTTTCATCCGCCTGTTGCTATCACCGTAAAACTGGATATAATAAGCGTTCAGCGGAATCTGTACTCCGACGTTCTCGCCTTCCTTCCGGCTGAGCCATTCGTTCATCGCTTCACGCGCTATCCTGAGATTCGTTTCAGATCTGTGTGCATGGCTGTCGAAGAATGAGAATTCTCTCACATTGATACAGCTCTGGACGGTATCGCCGAAAGGCTCGCCATGATCCGCGCGGTTCATTACCACATAACAAAGCTGTTTCTTCGATTCCTCATCACGGAGCGGAGAACTCCATAGCAGCCGCGCGAGCTTCTCGATGTCCTCCGGATCCAGCTCATGAGATTTGATCTCAACAGGCCTCGGATCAGGAAGCGCTTCCGGCTCTTCGACCGCTACTGGAATCAAATCGATCGGTTCATATTCAGCGCTTGCGAACTGAAAAGCGCATGAAACGATTGCTATTCCGATCATTACGAACAAATAATTTCTTTTGGCCATTTTGGTATCCTTTCTTCTTTTCATAGTGGCAAGAACAAATCTTTAAAATCGTCATCGGTTACGGTTCGTTCCGCGAAGTCGCTTTTCCGTTTCGGCTGTTGATCACGCTGTTCCCATGTCCTGACAGCCGCTTTCCAATCTTTCATGCCGGAAGTACCGACCTTCCATCCCTTCGATTCATAGAATGAAACGAACTGTTCCGCATTGACCTTGTTTCCCCTCTCGTTACAGTACGCTTGAACTTCATCTATGGAAGGGACGCGAAACTTGTTTCCGCATACTCTTTTCTTTTTCTTATTTTGTTCTTGTTCTTGTTCTTGTTCTTGTTCTTGTGACGATTCGTCACGATTCGTCACGATTCGTAGCGATTCGTTACGATTCGTTTTGTTGATTTCACATCGGCGTTCGTATGACTCGCGTTGTGCGTCGATAAGCTTCTTTGCCGCGCTCCAAAGGAACCGTTCGTTTCCTGGAAGGGATGGGGCAGAACCGTTTCCGGCATATTCCAACATTGCGGTAAATAGTCTGCCCCGCTCATCATCGTTCAGGCTTTCCATGTCGATCGTGAAATCCGTGAAAACCTTCAGATACTTCATACGCCCTCCGTCAGAACGGAATATCGGCGCTCTGAATATCCGTGAAATCGTTCTCCGTGTAGTTTGCTTTCGGCTTTGCTTCAGCCGCCGCCGGTTCCGCTTTCGTAAGGAATTCGACCTCGTCCGCGACAACATCCAGCGCCAAGCGTGTTACGCCTTCCCTGTCCTCGTATGTGTCAGCCTGAAGCTCTCCGATCGCGAGAACCTTGCGACCCTTTGTCAAATACTGGAAACAAAATTCGCCCAGTTTTCCGAACGCTTTGATACGGAAGAAATCCGTTACTTTATTTCCGTTTACTTTCAGCTTGCGATCGACCGCAATGCGAAATTCCGTTACCTTTTTTTCGTTCCCGCGCTGGACGGGATCTGCGACAAGATTTCCGCTACAAATAAATTTGTTCATTTATTTTCTTCCTTTCTGAATGTTATAATTCGTTACCGTGTCATCAGGGAACCGCTCTGCCGCCAAAGCCTTTGCTATGGCTTCTTGAACGATCAGAAGGTCTGCCGTGTTCAGATTCTCAAACCTCTTATTGCCGCCCCATTTCGCCGCGACGAACTTTTCGATTCGGCTCTGATCACCGCCACACAGATCCAACAGCTTTTCCCTGAAGCGAACTTCTTCCGCGACTCGCTCGGCTTCCTCTTTTGCGAACTGATCCGTCAATTCGTCCGAAGATATCTGATCGGGATCGTCGCCCGTTGGAATTGCGAATGTTCGCAGGAGCAAATATTTATATGCGTTTGTCTGCGCTTTTCCGGCGCCTTTATCCTGGCTGTCAGCTCCCTGACCTATTGCGGGAACGATTCTGAAATCGTCGGGATTTTCAGCGTCCGTAATCTTGTACTCGATTACAACTTCTGTCAGATTGCCGTTCTTCTTGTAATCGACTATCCGAACCGGCATGATCGTTACCTTTTGCTGAATAAGCTGTTCACGGATGACCGAAGTTATTTTTGATTCGGATGCGTACTTGTACTTTGTTTGACCGAAGTCAACTTTCCCATCCTTTCGGATGTAGCGGACAAAATCCATGATCCGCAGAATTTTTTCGTCAAGATTCATGTTTCCTCCTTTATCTGTTCGTTCCGCTTCATGCAGAATCCGTCTTTGTATCTGTACAATCTGTAATATCCAGGGCGAATCTTCTTGTCGTTCCGCATTGAAGCGGGGAAAGAACACCGCCGGAGCCGTTCAGAATTGCTGTTACTGTAAATCTTGTATCCGTTTATGTCGTTTACATCTGTCGGCAGACCGACGATATAATTCGTTGTAACGATCCATTTGATCAGCTTCGGAACGATCGCGCTGGCATGATTGTTAAAGTAAATGCTTCCGTTCATAATCGTTACCGCCGGAAATGGATATTTCATGCAACGGTTCTTTTCAATCGGTTCGAACGCTTCGTCGATATTAAAAATCTCTTGCTTTTAATACCGCCTTTCCGCCGCGTCGATACACGCTTCGCAATAACATTCGTCGCCGATTTTCCAATACCTATCCCCGAACACGATCGGTTCACCGCACTCGTCACAGCAGAACGTATACGGTTCTTCTTCCGACATTTTTTCCTGAAAATCAGGATCTTCATACAGCGATTTCATTTCCAACATCTTTACGTTTCCCTTCTATCCGTTCGCACTCATTGAGTACAGCCGTCGTTATGAACTCCTGAAATGTACAATCTTTTCCATATGCCGTTTTAACGATTTGCAAACGCGATTTTAGCGATTCTGTACATCTCCAAGTAATACGGATGGGTAAAGCCCTATTTTCGTTCCTACGCGATTCTGACGCGAATATGACGGAGGCGATTTCTTCTACCGGCTGGATGCCGTATACATCAGGCTTCAGGCATTTAGACAAAAGCGGAAAGTCGAACCGCCGCGCGACCGTCTGACCGACGGAAACCGCTTCTTTGCGTGTCATGCTTAAATGTGGCCTTTGCATATCAACACCCTCTCCATTTTTTCCAGTAATTCGATTGCCGAACGGAGCCGTTCTTCATCTGTTTCATTGTTCAGTATTTCGTAACGATTCCCGCCGACGATGATCGTTAAATCGACCTTGCCATTCAAATATGTGCCGTAGACATAAACGCGATCTGTTGTAACTGTTGCCGCGAGTCTGAAGATTTGACCTATAATTGCGGATGTGATAAAATGTGAAACGGTATCGGATGTATTAACATCCTGGCGCTGTTCGTTGGCCTCGACAGCGCCCTTTGTTTTAATCGACATCGTATTTCACCTCCACAGCGATGTGTAGCGCGATCAGGACATCGCAGAACGCGTTCCATACGGCCGTAATGATTCCTTCCATTTCTTGAACTCCTCTCTGATTCGTTTTTCATAGTCTTTTCCATATAGGGCAATCAATTTTTCTTTTGCTGTCATTCGTCCTCCTTTGTCATTTGTCCTTGATCTCGTCCAGTAAGTCGGCTACCGGAATATCCAATACTTTGGAAATCTTCCAAACAGCCAGCGAACCAGGCGTGTGATCATTCCAGCGAAGAAGCGTGTCGTATTTAATCTGCGCTTTTTCTGCGACTTCTTTCAGCGACATCCCTTTTTCTTTCGCCGCGCCCCTTACCTTGTCTAAAAGCATCTATCCACCCCCTATATCTTGTAGTTGTCGCGGATGGAAAAATTTCCTATAATGGACTTGCAAGAATCATACATTGGAAAATCTTCCATCCACGCTATTCAGTGTAATGGTATATTTTCCAACTGTCAATAGGAAAGGTTGGAAAATTTTATGGACATTTTGTTAAAAGCGCGAGTTGAAGAAATGTGCGAGAAGCGCGGCATCACGGTTAACAAGTTGGAAAAGTTGGCAAATTTATCACAAGGTTCTATAAAGAACTGGGATAAGCATTGGCCAGCAATCGACAAGGTTTACCGCGTCGCGGAAGTGTTGGAAACGACAACAGATTATTTATATGGATATGAAGGCGATTACGAAAAGGACTTAAAACGGCTTCTTGATATGGGTCTGACAAAAGAAGAGCTTGTTGCGCTTATCGTTGTCGCGGAACAGATAAAGAAGAAGTAATATGAAAGCGTTTGCCTATGCTCGGTTTTCGTCCGATCAACAGCGTGAAGAGTCCATCGACGCACAGCTTCGCGCGATCCGCGAATACGCCGATAAAAACAAAATAGAAATCGTCCGCGAATATACGGATGAAGCGAAAAGCGCGACCAGTGACAAGCGACCGGCGTTTCAACGGATGTTTGAAGATTTACCGTTGTTCCGTCCTGATTGCGTGATCGTGCATAAACTCGACCGCTTCAGCCGTGACCGTTATGATAGTGCGTATTATAGGCGTATCATCAAAAAGAACGGCGGCAAGCTTATTTCCGTCCTGGAGCCGCTGGATGATTCTCCGGAATCTGTCATTCTGGAGTCGGTCCTAGAAGGCATGGCGGAATACTACAGTAAGAATCTGGCAAGGGAAACGCTCAAAGGATTGAAGGAAACGGCCTACCAGTGTAAGCACACAGGCGGAACGCCTCCGCTCGGCTACGATGTCGATTCTGATAGCAGATATGTTATCAATCCATTTGAGGCGGATACTGTGCGGAAGATCTTCAGCCTATACGCTGCCGGCAAGAGCTACGATCAGATTCTAGGAGCGATAAAGGACCGGCGGACGAAGTTCGGAAAGCCATTCGGCAAGAACTCGCTGAACAGCATTCTAAGAAACGAGAAATATACCGGAACGTATATCTTCGGATTACAGAAGAGATCCAACCATAACTCACACAAAAAGGAGCCGAACGCGATCAGGATCCCGGAGGGAATGCCGCGGATCATCAGTGATGAAATGTGGATAGCTGCACAGGCACGGCTGAACGATTCGAAACGCAAGGCTGTAAATAAGGCGAAGCGTACCTATCTGCTCTCCGGGGAAATCATATGCCCTAAATGCGGCGCGATCATGGCCGGCGCGACTACAGTGAATCCGCGCGGTTATGAACATTCTTATTATGGCTGTACGACCAAGCAGAGAACAAAAGGCTGTGATCAGAAAAACATTCCGGCGGAAAAGATAGAGAGCGCCGTTCTTGAGCTGGTAGAGGAGAAGCTCCGCCCGGATCAGGAGATGGCGGAGGCAATACTGGAGATCCTGAACGCAGAGGATCCAAACGTAAAGGAGTACCTGAAGGAGCTGGAAGAGACGGAAAAGAAACAGGCCAGGCTGATATCGATGGTTGAAAGCGGAGGAGACTTCCCTTCCGTCATGGCGCGGCTCGGAGAACTTTCGAACAAAGAAAAAACGCTCCGGCAGATGATAGCCGAAGCGCGTAAGGCAGAAGTTGACCTGAAAACCGTTAAGGAGTTTCTCGCAAGCATGACAGATCTGAAATCTCTACCAAGGGAACGCCAGCGAGAAATCATTAACAGAGTCGTTGATAAAATAAAAATATCCGAAACCCACATAGATGTTGAGTTTCGGATATTGATGGTTGCGGGGGTTCGCAACGCCCAATATAAGAATTTTATTCTTTGCTGCGATTATATTCCGCTGTACTGATTCCGATCAGAGCGCCAATGAACAGCGCGATTGCGGCGCAAGTGGTCATAACCTCTTCACCGTATGGCCACTGCCAAACCGCGGCAAGCGTTTTATACAGCACACCGATCGCATTAAAAACGACCAAGCTGAGCCATTTCAAAACATCATAAACCTTATCCGGTAGTTTCATAATTTCCCCTCCTTAATGTACTTGACATCCTGTTGAATCAATAGCATTGAGTCTTTCAGGCTTCCGAGCTTTTCGGCGTATTGGTTATGCTCATCGAGCTTCCTTCCGATCGCCTTCAGCTCCGCCTCCAGCTTCGCTCTATAGACAGCCTGTTCCTCATGCTCCTTTTGCCTGTTGCTCCGATTGATAAGCAGCTGAACGATGATAGATCCTACTGCCACGATTACAGCCGAATAGATTGCTTCCATTTGTTTCTCCTTAATAGGTTTTCGGATCTCCGAAATTCTGCCATTTACTGAGCTTTACGATCTTCCGCGTTCTGAAATCAATCACGCGGCGATCGGTCCGCTTTGTGAGCTGTACGCCATACGCTCCTCCGGCGCTCTCCACTATCCAATTCGGAGCAACGACTAATCCGATATGTCCGTTCTTATGAGCCAGATCTCCGGGAAGGATGTCAGAAGCGCTTCTGTCTACACAGTAAGAGCTATAGAGATGATTGGCATTCGAATCGAATCCGGCGGAAACGACTCCGACCTTTCTCCATAGCCCTACGATGAATCCGGAGCAATCGGCTCCGGGGATCGTAAATCCGCTCAGCTGAGCGTTCCGGAGCATCATCTCTTTACGGCCTTCATCGAAATACGGCTCATATGCTGACTTGCGGAAATAGCTGTTCAGGCGAGCCTCCGTCATAACATGGAGCGTTAAATCCTTATCGAATAAATTGGCTCCGCGGATATAGAAGCCCTTCAGCGTGCTCGGATCCGTGTTGCGGTCCACACAATAGGACAACGCAAGCTCACAGATCTCTCTGCGTTTCGCGGTCGTCTGTGCGAGTGCTAGCGCGATCTCGGACCGTGCAGGCTCCGCGATATCGTACGGGATCGGAGGAACCGGCTTCGGTTCACTGAACAGCGCGGCCCAGGTCTCGCGACCTATCACGCCGTCGACCGGGAGTCCATTCGCTGCCTGGAAGGCTTTTGTGGCTTTGTAGCTGTCGTCGCCGAAGCGTTTCTTTGTGGCAGCGTACAGATAACCAAGCTCGACCAGTCTTTGCTTTGCGTACAGGACATCATCACCGCTCAGGTATCTTTTAATGTTTCTGTACCATTCCATAGTGTTACTCCGTTACTGTCTCACCGTGCGGGATATAACGGAATCCCTCGATGTACGCGTTCTCTTTTCCGTCGAAAATATCAGTCTCGATCGCTTTCCGTCCGTCTACGCTTTCTGTATGGCAGATGTAATTTGAATCAAGATAAATCGTTTTCATGTTGTCACCTCTTATGACGGGAGCCGTTTAGACAGATACAGATTGTAGCATTTACATTGACCGGTTACGTTGGTCGATGAAGAAGCTGCAACTTGGATTCCGATATCCTTCGTGCCAGTTAGAGAAGAAATATCGACAGTAAATGTTCCTTCTGTGTCTGTGCTGGTTGATGTGTTGCCCGTCATCAGCTTTACCCACGCCGTGAATGTTGTTGGATTTGCGTTCTTGTTAAGAACATTGATTACACCAACTCCCGGACAAGACTGCGAGTCTGAGCTGTATCCGTGTGTACTGGATTCGCAGACAATATACAGATAGTCCGTGATATCAATATCGGAAAAGTAACCTGTTGAAAAACTGGAAGATGCTTTCGGAACGTACAGCTGAGCGTATCCTGATTCTTCCGTCCATGTCGCGGTGCTGTATCCGTACAGAGTATGCGTATATGCAGTAGTGAATACGCCGTCCCGAATGAGGTACAGATTGTAATCAAGTACGACATTATACTCGTCTGCGGAATCAATGATAATGGTATCCGATGCCGAATCTGTTCCAAGCGTTGCCGTAACCGTCCAAGGGTTCACGCTGTCAAACTGACTTGCATGGATAATGAAGTAATAGTTATACAGACTTGTATCCGATGCGTTTTCATGCCCGGCATCGCTCTTCGATACGCCGCCTTTGCTGATCGTTACAGTGGAACCGGCTGGCGCGATAACGCGAAGGATCGCATCCGTACTCTGTAAGCCGCCGCCGCCTCCGGCGTTAACTCTTCCTATCATATGCTCACCTCCATAGGATTATCGTAGGAATTGAGAGCGTAGCGCTCGGAACGCTCTGAGCGTAGATATATACGCCGCCGTTATAGCTCTGTGCTACCGGCGCGAAGTTTCCGCTTGCAGCATCCGAAGGAGCCAGAACAACCTCCGGAAACATGGAGGAAGTAACGCCTGTGATCGCAACAGCTGCGCGGTATCCGTAATCCGAATATGTAGCATCAGCAACAAAAGCAGAAGCCAAAACGGAAACGCCTGAGAACGTAAGGCGAGCATCCTGTTTCCCGGTTAACTCTGTCTGAACATCAGAGCTATTAGATGTAGGAATATCAGCAGCTGAAAGCGCTACATTACCAGCGTTATCAGGAGCAACATTATTAACAGATTGAACTGTTCCTGTTCCGCTGCCGTCAACTCCGATACGGCCAACGCTGTAGCTTACAACAGGAGAGCCGCTGTTAAATTCGAGTGTTGTTCTTGTCCAGAGATAATATCCCTGAGGAACAACAGGAACTGAAGAACTCCATGCCCCGGAAGGGATATCCGTTCCTGATGCGCTGGCCTGATATTCGATAGCGGAATCCAAAAGCTCTGCCGCTTCTCCGGTATCTCCTGTTTCGCCCTTGTATTCGTACCAAGTGTACGATCCGCGAGTGGATGGAGCAGTAGAAGAAGTGCCGACATAGATTCCAATCCATTTATCCGGAGTAGTAGTCAGATCCGAATCAGCTATAGGCTCTCTGTTTGCGTACCGGATCCAAACATAAGTTTGAGCGCCGGTATCTCCCTTCAGGCCGTTCGTTACTGTGAACGTAGAAGTAGATTCATCCGCGAAAGTGATGGTATATGTATCTACTTTTGGATTCGTTCCGGATGAGCTTGTTTTCGCGATGGAAGTTATTCCTCCATGCCCATCCAGCGCGGCGGCGAGCAGATTAACGAGATTCTGCCCACTGATAGATTTGGCCGTATTATTCTGCTCCAGAACGAGCAGATCGTTCAGGCCGAGCGTAGTAGTCTGAACTAGCGATCCTATTGCCTTATCAGCCATTATTCTCTGTCTCCTTTTCCTCTGTATCTTCTTTAATTAGTGATTCAAGCGCCAGAATACAGCCGAGCAGTTTCTGGAGATCATCCTTCCCGGAAACTTTGATTGTATCCAGCGTATTAAGTACGAACTGTATAACTTCCATAAATTACCTCACACAACAACAAGCGCTGTAACAGTGCTAACGCCATCAGAACGTAATACTGTAGCAGTGGAAACAGTGCGGCCCTTGTATCGCATCGTTCCGCTTACGGAGAAATTGTTCGCTGTCATATAGGTTGATGAGCTAAACAAGGAATTGATGTAGCTGGCTGTGATTTTGTTTGCTATCAGATTATCAACATAGGTAGCGATTCCTGTCGAACCGATTTTTATGCCGGTACTGAGCGAGCCTCCGCAGCCTGATAAACCTCCATGATAGGAGCCGCCTGTTCTGCCTCCGCTGTCTACGGAAAGAGAGCCGAACGTTCCTCTGGTAGCTGTTAAGCTGCCGGAAGAATTTACAGAAAACCCTGAGCCGAGCGAAATGCCATCCGTGCCGATATAAACGCCGTTTCCTGTTCCGCTGTAGGAACTTTTTCCGCTGTACAGCTTGCCGCTCTGGATGGTAAATCCGTTATCGCCGCCTATATGCCCGGTAAGCGCTTCGATATCGCCCTTGATATGCAATCCGGCCGAATCAAAAGTAAAGAGATCCGAACCATCCGCTCGAACCTCTCCATTATTGATAAAGAATCCGTTTTCCGTTAAGCTCCAGCCGAACGTTCGCGATTCGTTTCCTCCTTCTCGCGATACCTTCGCCGCGATCATGCCGGCCTGAACTTGAAACTGCGCTTGTACAGCGCCGAACTTTCGCGTTATCTGCCGGGATTTGACATCCGATTTAAAAGGATATTCATGATCTATTTCTTCATCCGCTGTAGCTTTGATACTGCTCAGAGCGAGCCGGGAAGCTTGCGTAAAGAAGGAATAAATGCCATGGTAGTTATTATTGATGATAACCGCATCGCCTATCTCAAAATGAGGAGGAATCAGCGCATCAGCGGAAAACGGCTTGTATTCCATCGCTACGCCTGAGCTGTAGATCATGCCGGCAAGGATATCGCTGGCCATGCGCGGAGATGCGAATGGATTCACTACATCGATAACGCGGCCTGTTTTTGTCCATGGATCGGATTTATATCCGATGATGTTTCCGTTCGCATCTTCAAACGTTCCACCCGGCGATACGCTATCGATCTCTTCCATCGTGAGCTGATCGGCCGAATCTTCCGAGATCCAGAGATTAACTCCGCTGTATGTTCCTAGGCTGTCAGCCGTAAGGTACTGCTTTGCTGAAGTACCAATATTAAACGTTCCTGATGTATTCATACCAGAATCCTATCCCCTCCAAAAGTGAGCGCATACGCGACAGGACCCTCGAAAACCGCGAGATAATTCGTTTCCGGCGGAACAGATGTCAGCTGAACCAATCGAAGCTCGTTGTTCGGAGTCATGATGAAGCTTCCGGAATACGCTCCGGCCAGATAACCGAGCATTTCTCTCATGGAATACTGCCCTACTTGCTCGCTTTCAATGGTATAACCTTTTGTCATGATGGCAGCCGTCCGCGGATCCACGCTGAACTGGAGCTGTTCCGCGATATCGTTCACAACATCGATGTCAGAAGCGCCGGCTTCCAGATTCCAAACATAAGCCTGTTCTGTCATAAGCATGGAATCGAATCCGTGAAGCTTAAGCGTTCTGATTCCGTCGATCGTGTTATCGTAGGAGCGCGTATCGATATAAAAAACGCCCTGATTCAGCCAGCCGGATGTCAGCTCACTGTTGAAGATGCGGTTATAGATGCGGATCTGAGCCATCCTCGGAATCTGCATCTCAGGAATCAACATCTCGATATCGCATTCAGCCGATACGCATTGACCCAGAACCGGAGAACCGCCGAACATGGCATTTGTAATAGATACGGATCGGAGAACATCCTCTTTAAATCCGTTATCCGCGCCGGCTGTCGCGATCAGGATCCTGTCTCCGCCAAACGTCAGATAATCACCCTGATGCGTAATAAGTCGGCCAGCCTCGCCTATATCGATTGCCCACTCTACAGAATAATCGCCGCCGGAAAGAATCTCGGAATAATTCGATACATCTGTAATGTCTTGCATTGTTATAACTCCGTAAAAGTTAAATCATCCGGCTGGATCCATTTCTGGCCGAGCGCCAGACATCTGGAAAGATAATCAGCGCTTATTTCATCCAGTATCATCTTGGCAGTATAATCATCGTTTCGCTGTAAACAATGAAACTGTACTGTCATAGGCGAATCCATCAGCGCGGCCGTAAGCAGCGCCGCATTTTCCGCTGTCTGAGGATTGAGCGAAACGTTCAGCCGGGCCTTATAGCGGATGATGCGAGTATGATCTACTCCATCCATCGTAGTGATCATTGGAACAGCAACCGGAAACAAAGAAGTAGAATAGCTGTCTCGCTCAACCATATCAGTACAATCGAATCCGTTAATGATCAGCGTGTATTTATGTACCATATGCTCTACCTCTCTGATTCAGATATTTATACGTTGATTCTCCGATCACTCTCCCATCCAGAACGCTCTGAACAGTGATATTTATAGGCGCTCCTCCTGAAGAGTTTCCTCCGAGCGGAGTAACAACAGCCTTACCCTGATTCATGGTAAGAAGCTCCGGGCCAGCTTCGCCTACAACAGCGGAGCCATGCGTTAAAACGCCGCCGTTCGCGAAAAATGGAATATGGCCAACGCTGCCGATTCTGAGGCCGGTAAGAGAATTAACAAAACCGATAAACTGGTTTATCTTGTCTATCCCGGCGTTTATCATGTTGATTATGCTGTTGATTCCATCTCTTGTAACGCCTGTCATCGTTTCAAAAACTCCGACAAAGATGTTTTTAACTCCACTCCAAGCGCGATCCCAATCTCCTGTAAATACTCCTCTGATGAAATCGATAAATCCGTTCAGATGATCTCTGATACCATCCCAGCGCTGTTTAACGAAATCGAAGAACTCGTTTATCGGAACTCCCAGAAACCCGAACGTTTCCGTCCAATCTTTAGCAAATACGTTCTGAAGGTAATTATCCAGCTCTCCGAGCTTCGCCTGAATCTCATCGCCTTTTAGCGCTATAAGCGCAACCAGCGCGATAATTGCGGCCACAAGTAGAACCATCGGATTCGTTATCAAGAACATCATCGCGGATGATATGCTGGCTATTCCGCTGGCAACAGGAGATAACGCTGCCGTAAGCGCCAGAAGCGTAAGAATGAACTGAAGCGTTTCCTGATCCAGAGTCCCAACCCAATCGAGAAACTCTCCGATCTTTCCGAGCAGCCACTCAAGAGAAGGCCCTAACGTTTCCGCTATCTTCGCGCCCAGCTCTGTAGCCGTTCCGATCAGATTAGCCTTCATCTGATCGATTTGATCGTTCATCGTGTTCAGTTTATCGAGCGTTTCCTGATCGATAATACCAACGGCCTGATCGCCGAAGTATTTCAGCGCATCGCCGCCATCATCTACGATACCGGCCAGATCATCGGCTGATTTGCCGAACACATCCATGGCAAGCGTATCGCGCTCCGTTTCGTTCCGAACGCGAGACAATGCGCGGAGCGTATCGTAGAACACATCTTTTACATCGCGCATTTCTCCGTTAGCATCGCGAGTAGAAACGCCAAGCTTTGCGAATACATCGGAATCATCTCCGATAGCCTTCTTCAGTTTTCTGGATGCTCCAATGATATCCTCAAAACTGACATCAACCAGATCAGCCGCATATTTAAAGCGCTGAAGCTCATCGGTAGAAAAACCTGTCTGCTTTGCGAGCGTGTTCAAATCATCAGCGCCCTGAATTGCTTTGTAAGCCAATCCTCCAAGGCCTACCAGAGCGCCGCCGGCTGCTAGGCTGATTCCTCGCGTTTTCTCCGCTACCTCGTTAGCCTTATCGCCTATTTCTTTCAGCTGGGCCTTAACTTTTGCAAGCGAAACGCTGCCGAACTGCTTCGCGGCTTCTTTCGCCTTCTTCAGATCTGCCTCTGTAGAAATGATTTCGCGCTGAAGAGCCATATACTGCTCGGAGTTTTTGTCCACTCCGTTCTGATCCATCGTATCCTGAATCTTTTTCAGCTCTTCCAGTTTCCTGTTTGTCTGTTCTACGTTCTGAGCCAGAAGCTGCTGCTTCTGTGATAGAAGCTCCGTATTCTTCGGATCCAGTTTGAGAAGCCGCTCAACATCTTTTAATTGTTTGGAAGTATCGCGGATTTCGCCGTTTACATCCTTCAGCGCCTTAGTTAAACCTGAAGTATCGCCTCCGATTTCCAGCGTAATACCGCGAATTTTAGCTCCGGCCATGTTTAACCTCCAAAGAAACGATTTATATCTTCCTGAGTAGCCTTATACGGATATTTCTCCTGATCGTTCGCTTCCTCAGTAAGTAAATCGAATACCATTCCCATACTCATGTTAGAAAGAGCCTCATCCGACAGCCCCAAATGAGCGCATCTCAACATAAAAATGGCTCCATTCGGCTCGCGAACTGTCGGCCTTACTTTTTTCTTGGCTTTGATGTTGTGGCCTGATTCATCTGCCAGAGATCAATGATTTCCGGGAGAAACTCATAGATAGAAAAAATCCCATCGATACTATCGAGCCATTCATCTGGAGAATCTCCTACTTCCTCACCGGCATGCTTCAGCATTAACCACGCCATATTCTCAAAAATAGTAAGATCGAGAGCGCTGAACTGCGCTTCTCTACGCTCTTCCTCTGTTGCATTATCCGGAAGCGCCGCCGCCTTATCGTATGCTCGTTTTAGCGAAAGCATATCAGCGATGGCATCCCTTCCGAACTTGTACCTATAAAGGCGCGGAATGAGAGCCGAGGCTCTCATCCGCATCTCTTTACCATTGATATTTACGGCTCTCTCCATTGTGTTACCTCTCAGCTGTCATATACAGCGCTGAACCATCCGGCTCTTGTAGCAGTGGACGCGGCTGCCGTTGTCTTTCCGAGGATCTTCATATCGCTACGCGGAGTAGCGGAGATCTCGCAAGTCTGTGTGACAGGCTCTTTCGTTTCTTCGAGAGTCTGCGAGCCGACTCCGGGCCGAGTCGCTGAACACTTATAAAGAACGTAAAGATTTTCCTCCTGATCGCCATCGATCTGATACATCAGCGCGAATGATTTCGGCTCCGTATCTGCCATCTCTGTCAGAACGTTGGAAGTATCAAGATCGTATCCCCAGATATCCTGAAGCATCTGATCAGGGAAGCGAGCCATCTCCAGATCGCCGCTGTATCCGTTGTTTGCGATCGCATTGTAATAAACAATTCCATCAGCATAAAACGGAGTGACTTCGCCTTCCGCATCGAGCGAGAGGCTAACAGCGCCGGGAACATGGACAGGCGTTCCGTAGCTGAAAACCGGCTCTCCGGAAGTGTTTACGCTCTCGGTAAGAACTGCGTAGTGGACATTTTTCAGGTTGAACTGAACTTTATTCTCTGCCATAGCTTTCTCCTTAAATTGAAATGTTGTAGGTAGTTACATAGATTTGCTCATCTGCCACGAAATCGATCGTTTTATCCCAGAAGAGGCTGTTACTGGCGAACGCTGCCTCTATCTCTGCCTCTGTCGGAAGATGCCGAAGCTTCGAGTATAGCTCTATCGTGATGTTGTGAATCTCATGATAAACTGTTCCGTCCGCAGCGAAATTACTCGTTCCATCCTCAGCCCATGCGATATAAGGCGGCTCAGGAGACGTATCGTTCGGAAACGCTTCATAAGCCACGCGGTCAGCGAATCCGCTGATATTGGTGAGCATTGTCTGAATATCTGGAAGTGTCATCAGTATTTATTAACCTCTTCTTTCAGGAATTTTTCGATCTTCTCTCCGAGCGCTGCCTCTACCGGGCCGATATGAGGAATAGCCGAGACAGAACCTCCGCCTCGTTTCCTATGGCCCTTCTCAAGAAGATGAGTAAGCCGATAATGAGGCGCTTCGCTATAAACGATCTCGGAATACTGTTCGGCTTTCGGCCTGTTCGCCGGATCGCTTGTCCAGCTGGCGGCATATTCTCCTGTCCGTCTCGGAGATGTGGATTTCAGCTCCTTTACGGCTTCCTCTGATGTTTTCTTAACTGCTGCGCGGATCGCCGTATTTGTAACATAGCCGCCGAAATCATCAAGCTCGCTCATAACAGCATTCACAAGCTCATCAACTCGGATTTTCCCTCCGACCCGCCTTTTAGCCATCAGTTAACGCCAGCCTTCCGTTCGAGATACAGCTCGATCGTATCGGATTTCGTGCGATAGGTCCGATATACGCCGTATCTTACGCCGTTGATCTCCGCTGTCTCTTCGCCGCCGTATTCCTCAGCATTCAGAACCGCTCGATATTCCGCCTTCAGTCCGTTCCGACCGGCTTCGAACCATTCGCTTTGAGAGACAGAGGAGAGCTGACAATAGCGGAGCGTAGAAGTTTCTGCTGGGATACGCTGGCCGAGGTTATCCGTTTCATAGGATACGCTGATCAGATATATCACTTCGCTTCTATCCATTTGCTCCTCCGTACTGCTTCGCTATCTGAAGCTTCTGGATTTTGTCATAGTAGTATTCGCGGAACTTCTCGGAATCCTCATTCTGTCCGAAATGCCATTTCGCGTAGAGGATAACGGCCTCGATGATCTGCTTATCATCCGCCAGCTCAGAGCGATAGATTCCGAGCATGGTCAACTCAGATATACAATCATCGATAATCTGCTGAATCTCACTGTCAAACGCTGTATCCGTCCGCCTGAGCGCCAGCTTTACGATCGTGAGCATCTTGTAACCTCCATTTGTGTAATAAAAAACCGGAAGGAGAGCCGCCAGCTTCCGGTTTATCCTTCAGGCTTCAGCTTTTGCATCGACCTGAAAAGGCCTTCCGTTATAGTCAAATGCCCAACATGCCCACATTTCAGCGAGCTGTCGCACATGATCCTATAACCAAGATTCCTGGCTCTTTGCGAAAAAGAGACATCTTCGCCGTTCTTTCCCATCATGCTGAAACAAGTGCCATACTCCAGCATCACGGCCTTCAGAACTTCGGTTTTCATGCAAGCGCATCCGAAACCAATGCCCTGAACCTCAAAAACGCTGTCCTGAGGATAATCTGTATAATCCTCATATTCGGCCGTATATCCTCCAACGCCATCCTCCTTTACATCCAGTTTCTTAAACAGAACAGGAGAATAAGGAGGAACTCTCCGGAAGTAGATGCCGGAAACAATATCGTAGCTTTTCATATGTTCCAGCATCCGCTCCAGAGTATCAGGAGGAAATGTCATATCAGAATCCAGCCAAAGAACGTAATCCGCGCCGTTCTGAATAGCGGTAGCAGCCAATCCTTCCCGGCTGTCTGATATAAGCGAACCAACTTTAAACCCAATCCCGCAATCTCCGGCCTTATTGAGTACGGCCAGAGATTGACAGAATTGAACAGCAACCTGATCCATACAAGGGATAGCGATAAATGTTTTCATGCGGCTCTCCTTTTCGCTGTTAGCTTACTTCGTGACTTTCGCGAAAGCATTCGGCGCGATAACGCCGATGCCGGCGAACTGTTCGCCGAATACTTCGATAAGATCCTGTTTCTTCAGGGTAAGCTCATCGAAGATAAAATCAATGTCATCGCCGTTAGGATAGTTTGCCAGAGCGCCCTGTCCGAGATCTCCAACAACGGCATAGGTATCGCCTGTGGAGGCAGCGCTGAACGCTTTCATGCTGTTATTATGCAGAACAGTGAGGCCCTCGAAGATATCGACAGCATAACTCGCGGCATACTGAACAGCCTTAAACGCTGCTTCTGTCTGCCTGTTCATGATAACAACAGGATTCTCACACTGATCGGAAAGCTGGCCGAGCGCCGTTGCGATCGTGCCAAGCGCAATACTCGCAGCAGTGACAACCGGAACACCGGCGGCCGTAGATGTGGAAGCGGCCGGGGCGGCGATAATTGCGGCGATAAGAACATCCGCGGCTTTATGTACGATCTTGTTAGCAAGTTCGTCATAAATATAGCGGAGGAAAGGCTCGCCCGAGAGTTTGTACGCCTCTCGAGAGATTTGGACTACTTTCTTGATGGACTGCGGAATAAGATTCACAGTACCGATAACGAGATTCTCCGGATCGATTGCCGCGCCGCCTTCGGTATGCACAACGGCGCCGTCGGAAGAGACTTCAAATCCGATCTTAAGGTTTCCGCGGAGGAAGGTTTTCTTAACGCGCTGCATGATCTTGTCATTTTCCCACGCGTTTTTAACGATCTCATACACAAATTCCGGAACCGGAACAGTGCCGTTCGTTGCGTTCTCGCTCAGGAGCGCTCTGCATTCTTTATCATCGTTGGTTTTGATATACTTGGCGAACGCATCAATGTATTCTTTAGAATTACGGATTTCCATAGGTTTAGATTCCTTTCTTTCTTCTTTGGTGATTTCCTCGATCACAGCCGGAGCAACAGCGGAACGAAGCTCCGCCTCTTTCATAGCTCTGGACTCGATCTCCGCCTTCTCTTCATCAAGAGCGCGGACTTCTTCAGAGAGGGCATCGATATCGAACTCTTCGCCGGAGTCCAGGATCCCTCTGATTTCTGCCTTACGGCTTTCGATCTCATCAATTCTCATAGTGATAACCTCAACCTCAATTCTTTGACTTTCCGGTCATGTTCTTCAGCCGCGAGTCGCTCCGCTCGTTCCGCTTCGATCACTCCGTCGAAGTAGGACCTGGCTGCAATTTCTGTGCCGGGATTTGCTGGTATAGAGACAGCACTCACGTCATAGACCCTGCGCACGGATCTGATGCTGCGCAAATGCTGTTTCTTGTCGTAATCGTCCTCCGCGATCGTGAACGCGAAGGACATCTGTGTGATCATGCCGCTCTTGATGTCCTCATACAGCTGACGTGATCCTGCCGTCTTCGACAGGTCAGCGCGGACCTTCAGACCGTGGTCGTCCACACTGAGTTCCAGTGTTCCGTTCGACTGTCTCGCATAGACACGGCCTTCGTGGTCGTACTGCATGATGACATCCGTCATATCCGCATTATCAAAAGCGTGCTGATCAATCTGTTCACGGACTTCCACATCGCCATCATGCCAAAGCACATATGGCTCAAACGTTGAAGCGTATCCTTCGACTATCATTTCCTCATCGCGTGCCTCAAACGGCTGCGCTGCACGGTATTCTCTATCATTCTTCACTGGCATCGCCCATTTTCTCCTTTGTGTCGTAGTATTCGCCGCGGATGATGCGTCTGTCTCCGTCTTCCACAGGCGGCAGATTCCAAATCTCGCGGACATCGTTGATACTCATGATTCCTCTATCCAGCAGCTGGGAGGAGACGTTCAGCTTCTCCGCGTTGCTCAGATACTGGAGCCGGTTCGCTGTCGCGTACACGCCGGAGTCGGGTCCGGTCAGTTCTCCGCACAGCCTGAACAAGTCCGTCATAACCTCCGAGAACTGGATCGCAAACGGCTCTACCGCCGACTCATAGAACGCCGTCCACTTGTCGCCGCTGGCCTTGCCCTGCAGCACGTCCTCATTCACGCCGAAGTAGTTGTAAACGCTCTCCGAGATCTGCTTCTGCGTGTCCGCGTCGATGACGAACGGTTTGCTCTCGATTTGCTTTGGATTGTTGTACGTAGCAGGGAACAGGAGCACACCGCCGCCGCGTTTCGTGCTCATGCTGGATTCGTTGAACCGCTTCTGCTCTTCAGCCAGGTCTTCACCGAACGCCACGTTCGAATATGAAGCCATAAACCTAAATGTCGCCGCCGACTTCATACCCTCGATCGTCGCTTGATTGTTGATGTCGATGACCTTCAGCGTCGGATCCAGCGAACGGTTGGATTCGCCAAAGTAGTCCTTCCGGTACTGAAACTTGGTCAGCGCACCGACCTGCCAAACCGGAAGCTGCGCATACTTGCCATGCGCGAACTCGAACGCGAGCCACGGGTCATCCGAACCTTTCACCGTCACTAGTTTGCTTCTGCTCGGAAGCACCGGATAGATCTCACGGATCCTGTTCATCTTGTCAAAAACAGGAACCACGAAAGCGGTATTGTCTACGTCCAGGATCGTGCTGACGCGGTACATGAACTGCGACCATGTGCTCAGCTCGTTCGGTCTCTTCAGCCGCTCCGTCAGATACTGCGACCCGTGACCCTCGAATGTGACGCGGAGCTTGCTGATATGTGTTGCTCTAGCATTGATGGCCGCGCGGATCAGCTGGCTCTCATAGATCTGACCGGCTCCGTTAACAAAGACCGGCGTATAACCGGTCAGAACTTTATAATCCCCGGTTACCTCTTTGTGCGCTTTCGGTCTTCCGAAGATTTTGTCAAATAAACCCATCCGATTTACCTCACATTTTTCAACTGCTGCCCTATAAGGGCGTAATGCTTCTGTCTGACGGTCATCGCATCCATCAACGCAGCTGCTCCATCAATACGCGCAGTGCTTCCCACTTTGACCATCTTTACTTTTTGTGTTTCGTTATCCATCTTCAAGGCGACATTCAACAGGTGTGCCTTCAGAAGATTGTTGTTTCCGATGTGGATGATTCCATCCTTTATCTCGCCCTCAAACTGGCGGATGACTGGTGTCAGGTTAAAACCTTGATACACATCGTCGCAATTCAGCCCCGCCGTCCGCAGGTCATCGATCAAGTACTGAGCGGAGTATCGGTCGTATCCGATTACCAGCGGCAGGATCTCATAGTCGCGCATCAGCCTGATGATCCAGTTGTAGCAGTCGTGATAGTCCACGAAGTTCTCACCGCTCAGCGTCAGGAGGCCTTGCTTCCGGAAGATCTCATACGGCACGCCGTCCGAGGCCGTCGCAGCCTGGATACGTTCGGCAGGCATGAAGAAGTGAGAAAACACGTACAGTTCTCCGTTCTTCTCTATGCATGCGCAAACAGAAGTCAGGTCCACGGTCTGCGAGAGGTCGATGCCAATGACGCAGTAATTATGGCGGAAGTCCTCAAGACGCAGCTCCTCTCCGGAAGCCTTCTCCACCGTCTGCGTGTCCAGCCATGCCGTGCTCGCGTTCTGCTTGATGTTTGCCATCTTGCAAATGAACTCGGCACGCTTTGACAGCGAACCTTCCGCTACCGCGATCTCGTCGATGAGATAATCGACTCCGACGCTGACACCGAGATTCGGGTTGCTCTTCGCAAGCTCGTTGATATCGTCCCACTTCTGTATGTCGTCTATGATATACAGGAAAGGAAGCAGCCGCTTCTCCTTGGAGTTGCCCAACAAAAAACGAGTCGACCTTTTCATCAACTCGTCATAGATAGAATCGTTAACATACCCGGCTGTTGAGCAGGAGAACAGTATGCCTGGACTGTTCCCCATGTCTCTTGCTCCCATGCCGGACTTCATGACCTCATATACCTTGAGGCCCTTATCTCCTTCCCATGCCGCTATTTCATCGCAGATCGTAAGAGAAGGATTGAAGCCGTCTGACTGCTTGCTGTTGAACGCAAGCTTCTGGACCGAACTGTTCGTTCCGGAAATATAGATGGAACTGATGCCATGCTTTGCCAGCATGCCGTCGTCCATCGTCTTTCGGTTGTGCTGGTCCTTCGACATCTCTATCTGTTCCTTCAGTGCCTTCCATTCAGGATCCAGAAGGAACATCTGCCAAACATTGCGGTAGATGATGTCGGCCTGCTCCAGTTTCGGCGCAATGGTGAACACTCGCGCACCGAATCCGCCGTCGACCTGGAACGAGTACTTCGCGATGGATGATGCCAGCAAACTTTTTCCGTTTTTTCTGGCCACGATCAGCACGATTTCACGAAACGCTCGTTTCTTTGTCTCCGGATCCAGCAGGCCGAAGATGCAGCTGATGATGGCCTTCTGCCACAGCTCCAACAAAAAAGGACCGGGTGCTTTCGGCCCTTCGGTGTGAAAACAATGTGCTTCTATCCAGTCTATGGCTGCGTTCGACTTCTTCAGGTCCAGCGTCAGCTCCTTGCTCTCGATCGCGTGCACGATACGCTCGTACAACAGGGTGATCCACCGCGAAACGGTCACGGAACCGTCGCAAATTTTCTGATAATAGGCGAAAATCGCGTTAAAAGCCTTCATCTCCATCCATAGCTCTCGCAAAAATCTCTAATCGGG